CACGCATTCCGTTGTAGATCGGTGGGTAGTTCTTCAACGCGATGAGCGGCTCTCCGATCTGTGGCATCTTCCCGGCAAATCCGAGATGCGTCCGCACAGTCCGGTTCACATGCACCCTGGTAGCGTTCTTCCAGCAGAGCACAGCGGCGTCTAGCTTCTCTCGGGCCAGCATGGCGGCGAGCGACGGATGCGTGATGTCGCGCACGCTGCCGAAACGGAGGCGGTCCCCGTCCGCGAGTTCGCGCGCCAGGCGACCTTCCTCACGGAGTACACGCGAGAGTTGAATGATCGGGCTCCCTTCCGCTTGTCGGTGGATCTTCTCCAGGCGCAACATCGGTCGCGCCATCAGCGAACCGTCGCCCATGACCGGGGGGAGTTGCCCGTGGTCCCCGACGGCCATGATGCGTGCTCCGTCGCACATGGACGCCTCGTCGATCACGATGAGGTCGTACCCTCGATCAAGTTCGGTCCGCTTCTCCCACCCCATCAGCTCCTCGGTGACGCTGTTGATGTACGGCCGATAGAGGAGCCGGTGAATTGTTCCGCAAAACGGCCGACTCGATTCCGGACTGAGTGGCGAGTAGAACATGTGCCCCCAGTATCCGCCGAGCTTGCTTTCGTCGTCGGTGCACGCGCGGTTCGTGGTCGCGATGCCGGAGGCGTTGAGCTTCTTCCCGATGATGCTCGAGGCGCGACCGGTGAATGACACGTAGGCGACCTTGAGGGTGGTTTCGGAGGCGAAGAGACCAAGGAGCGTACTCTTACCGGTGCCCGCGTAGCCACCAACACTGAGCAGTTTGCTGCCGGGGGTTTTCACCCAGTCGAGCATCGATCCGTAGACTTGGCGCTGATCCGGGGAGAGATCGGCGCGGGTCAGGCGACGGTCGCTCACAGAGCCCGTTCCTCTGTCAGCTCTTCGCTGGCAGCAGACGCTCATCGCTTCCTTCCGTTCTTCTCTGCGGCCTCCGCGAGCATCACGCGCACGATCGCGCTGATGCTGGGCTCAAGCCCGGTCAGGCGCTTCGCCTCCTCTTGTCGCTTCACGATTTTTTCGTAGAGCGACCTGTCGACGCGCGTTGCGATCTGGACGTCGGAGTCATCGGTTTCCATGGGGAAAGATGTAGCAGAGCATTTCAGCCTTGACAAGCTCTAGCGGGACCCCTACGCTCGGCGCAGAGAGTTGAGAGCGTGAAAGGAGACTGCGAATGGCGGACCCCGCACCCGGGATTCGATGGGCTGCTATCCTCGATACCGAGACCACCGGAACAGATCCGGCGTCCGATAAGACGATCGAGGTAGCTGTGATGCTCTTCGACGTGAAGCACGCTCAGCCGGTGGCAAGCTTCGCGAGCCTCATCAGGGGCGAGGCCAGTAATGCCGCCGAGCAGATCAACGGTATCCCCGCTGCGATGCTCCCCGAAGCACGCGAGTCCGAGCGCGTGTGGAGCGCGGCCCGGTGGATCATCGAGCCGGCGCAGGTCGTCATCGCGCACAACAGCGAGTTCGACCGGAAGTTCACGCCCGACCTCGGCAAACCTTGGATATGCAGTGAGAACGACGTGGCGTGGCCCGGTCGCGCTCGCGGCGGCTCGCTCGTACACCTGGCGCTCTCGCTCGGGCTCGGTGTCGCGAACGCGCACCGCGCGATGGCCGACGTCGACACGCTCGCCCGTATCCTGACCCGGCTCGCCGAGATGGGGCACGATCTCGAGCCGGTGCTGCTGCACGCGATGCGGCCGAAGGTGATGTGTCACTCGCTCGCGCCGTTCGAGCAGAAGGACGTCGTGAAGGCCGCAGGTTTCCGATGGGACGCCGATCGGAAGGTCTGGTGGCGGAACATGCCGCTCGAGGACACGAGGGAGCTGCCGTTCAAGGTGAGGGTGGTTGCGTGAGTAAATCCGGAGACGCAGCGAAACGGTCTCGGGCGCTCGAAATAAGACGCGCCCAGAAAGACACTGCTTTGCCCGTTCTGCTGAATAGCAAGACAGCAAGCGGTCGGGAGCGCGGTATTCAGGTTGCTGCCAATTGGCTTCGAGAAAATGGCCACACCGATCTCGCTGAAAAAATGGTGCGTGAGGTGCCAAGAAAATCAGGAGAACCGATCGACTTGACCGGGCGCGTGATCGGGCGACTCACGGTTATCAGGATGGTTGGGTCAAGACCACGAATGTGGCTATGCATGTGTGAGTGCGGAACAGAAAAAACAATCAAGTCGAGTCATCTGCTCAACGGGTCGGTCAATTCGTGCGGGTGCTGGCGAGCGGAGCGCATACGGACGAGCAACACCACGCACGGAATGACGCAAACCCGTACCTGGAGAATCTGGAACGGTATGCTGCGTCGATGCGACGGGAGAACCTCACCGGAGCAGCGGGCGGTTTATTTCGATCGTGGTATTCGATGTTGCGAACGATGGCGTGTTTTCGAGAATTTCCTGGCAGACTTGGGAAAGTGTCCATCCGATCTCCACACGCTTGAACGCGAGGATGTGAACGGCAACTACGAGCCGGAAAATTGTCGATGGGCAACCTATCCAGAGCAAGCCAGGAACCGTCGGAATAGTCGCAAGATTACTCTCGACGGAGAGACGCTTATCGTGACGGATTGGGCGAAGCGTTCCGGTGTTCCGGCCGCTACCATCTTCGCTCGCTTGTATATGGGGTGGCCCGAAAGAAAATCAGTCGAGACTCCGGTTCGTGGAGCAATACAATGAAGGTGTATCTTTGGGAGACAAAGACGACGTCCGAGTCCCTGGAGAAAGGGGGTACGTTCTGGAAGCGCACCATCCTCGATCCTCAACTCTCGCTCTACCTCCCCGCGATTCGCAAGATGGGGCATGACCCACACGGATGCGTCTATGACGTTCTTCGAAAGCCTCTTCAGCAGCCTTCCTCTGTCTCCCTCGTCGACGAGAACAGTATCAAGATCGTTCTCGACTCCGCCGGCCAGCGCGTGAAGACCAAGGACGCCAAGAAGTGGCGCCAGACCGGCGATACCGATCTCGGTTACGTGCTCCAGTCTCGCCCCGAAACACCCGAGGAGTATGGTCATCGCTGCCTCGAAGCCATCGCTGAAGCTCCCGAGAAATACTACGCCCGAGGCGTCGTGGTTCGTCTCGAGGCTGACGAGCGCGAGGCGGCGCAAGACATGTGGAACACGGCCGGGCTGATGCGCGACGCTAGGCGCCTCAACACCTACCCCCGCAATGTCGACTCCTGCGTCTCCTGGGGCCGCGAATGCGACTACCTCTCGGTCTGTGCCGGCATGATGGATCTTCAGGATCCGCTCTTCTTCCGTTTCGAGGAAGACGTGCACGAGGAACTCGCCGAAGAGGGCGCGTTGACGAAGTTGACCGACGACGCGAGCCTCCTCACTCAGAGCGCAATGCGTTGTTACCGCTCGTGTCCTCGTAAATTCCAGCTTCGCTACGTGCTCCGGATGCGACCGATCAAGAAGCCCGAGACCCTCACCACTGGACATAGCGTCCATGCGGCTCTCGACGTCTTTCGCCGGACCGAAGGCGACATCGAAGCGGCAAAGAAGGCGCTCGAGACCACGGATCCGTACATCCGAGCGAAAGAGGAGGCGATGCTTCTCGGGTATGCGGCCAGGTGGGGAGCGCCCACCGGCGTGCTCGCCATCGAGCAGACTTTCCGGATCCCGCTTGTAAACCCGGAGACGGGAGCTGCCTCGAGAACGTTTTCGCTCGGCGGTAGGGTGGATGCGATCGTCGAGGCTGAGTCTGTTTCTGATCTCACGAAGTGAAAGGGTTCTAGGAATGATCGACTTGAAGAAAATCAGCGACGGGAAACAGCAGAGGGAGCCGCGGGTACTCATCTACGGCGGAGACGGCGTAGGGAAGACGCGATTCGCCGCCGGTGCTCCCGATCCGTTCTTCCTCGACATGAACAAGGGCAGCTCCGCGTACGACGTCAAGCGCGTCGTACCGGAGACGTGGCCGGAAGTCATGGGGTGGATCGATGCCGTGGGGAATGGATCGGTCAAATGCAAGACGCTGGTGCTCGACGCGCTCGGTGATCTTGAGCACCTCGGCAGCCTGGAATTTTTCCCGGGCACCACGATCGACAAGTGGGATGGAGGGTACGGACGAGGCGACTCGTTCGCGATCATGCGCTGGCGCGAACTGCTCGGCGCTCTCGAGCGGGTGTGGCTCTCCGGCAAAGCGATCGTCCTGGTGGGTCACATGCAGGTGAAGCACTTCGATGATCCGACCGGACCTGGATTCGATCGGTTCGGGATTGCCGTGCGAGACAAGATCGCGGGACTGCTGCGACAAAGCGTGGACTACGTTTTGTTTGCCCGGGAGGAAATCTCTCAGCAGAAGGTCGGCGGCGATGTCAAGGCCGTCACCAACGGCACCCGCTGGATCCACACCCAGCGCTCCCCTGCCTTCGACGCCAAGTCCCGCGGCACGACGCTCTTCCCTGAGCGGGTGCTCCTCTCATGGGACGAGTTCGCGAAGGCCAGGGCGGCAGACACCGAGCGCGAGGCGGCGCTCCGTCAGGAGATCGGCGCCATGCTCGCCGAGATCGCCGACAAGGCGCTCGACGTTCAGGTCAAGGAGTACCTCCGGGCGAACCCGGGAATGATCGTGGAGGCCCGCAACCGTGTTGCGGCGAAGCTCGAAGAGAAGAAGGTAGCAGTGAACAACAAGGAGAAGTCAGAATGATCAGCGCTGGACAGTACGAAGGCAAGGCAATCAAGGGCAAGGTGCAGCTCGGCGAGACGCCGACCGGTACCCTTCAGATCGCGATCGACATGGAACTCTTCGACAAGGGTCAGTCGGTTGGATCGATGACAACGTTCCTGTACTTCTCCGATGCGTCGGCGGTGTACTCGTACGAGCGGCTTCGACTGCTCGGCTGGATCGGCGCGGGCCCGGAGGACATCGACAAACTCGACGGCATCTTCGAGAATAGGGTCCCGTGCCAGGTCACGGCTCCGGCGCCGTACAGGGACCCGAAAGACGGCTCTCAGAAGATGGGGGCTTCGAAGCTCGAGATCTTGGCCGGCAGCGGCACCGTCGTGCTTAACAAGCCCCTCGATGCGGGGACGTTCAAGGCTAGGCTCCGAGCCATCGGAGGCGGCGGAGGGTCGACCCCGACGACCGGGGGCGGGGGAACTGCGCCGCCGTTCTGAAGATTCTGAGGGAAGAAAAAAAAGAACAGGATACGTATAATTTGTCTGAGAAGGGGCGGGGACAGAAAACCCCGCCCCGTCATCAAGGGAAAAGGAGATCCCGAACCATGTCCGACAAGAAAAACTGGAGCAAGTATCAGCAGGCGGTTTTCGAGAACGTTGCCACTGGAACCGGGCACACCGTCGTCAAGGCGGTGGCCGGTAGCGGTAAGACGACAACGATCGTCACTGCGCTCAGCTACGTTCCGGCCGGCTGCCGAACTCTGTTCGTCGCCTTCAACAAGCTGATCGCCGAGGAACTCAAGAAGAAGGCGCCGCCCGGCATCGAGGTCTC